TTTCTTTTTCTTTTTCGGGGAATGTGTTTTGAGAAGGATTTGAGCTATTTAAATCTATTTCAGTACTACCATCTGTAACTCTTCTAACACTTCCTGAGGTAGTAGTGGGGTAGTCTCTTGTTTGATTTTCATCATTTATTCCATCTAGTATATTTGGATATGCATCATGATGGGGATGATTCCAAATACCTAAAGGACTCATATAAAAATATGATTCATTAGATGATACAAATCCTATTGATTGGTTTGGTAATGATATTAATAAAACTATTTCATTTACTAATGGATAAGTTTTTAATTGAGAATCATAAGGTAATGCAAAATTTGGATAAGATTTAGTATTGGATTTATTTACAATTTCATAAAATATAGCTCCTATTCCATTCCATTGACCTACAAGTGGATAATATTTGTGATTTTCATCTAAAACAATATCTATTACTCTAGCAGCAACTACTTTTCCTTGAGCCTTTGAGATTTTATTTTCAAAATTATTGTTTTGTCTAGAAGAACCAACGGCACTAGTTGATCCTACTAAACCAAATTTCATTATAGCCATTAGTCTTTAGGATTGAATTTTTTAACTTCTGCTAATAATTGGATTTTTTCATCATTAGTCATTCCAAATCCTTCTTCTTCAGATTTGTTAGAAGCTAAAGCACGTTGAACAATGGTAGCCATTTTAACTAACTGTTCATCATTTTTTATTCCTAGTTCCATATATTCTTTAATTAAAGGAACAATTAAAGTAGCATCACCAATATCATTAATAAGGGGCTTTAATTCACCTATTAACGCAGATATTTGTAATTCTTTTTTCTTTTGGTTATCGTATATTTCTTTAAGTATGTCGGAGAATTTTTTCTTACCCCAAACATTTGATTCTAAATTACTCATGTAGATGTTTTTGAGTATAAATATGGAAAATTACTAGAGTTGAAATCTTGTATATCCTTGATCTATATAAAATAAATAATTATTTTTAAATATACCATATAAAATACCTGCTATTTTGGTAATTTTTGGAGTTTTAGCATCTGGGATCATTTCATGGATATAAATGTATAATGCTTTTTTATTAAATACGTCGATTTGGTCTCGTTTACGAAACAACTCTAAAATAGCATCTGCAATCTTAGCATCATACGGTTTAGGGAATATTTTATATATGTTAATACTAGCAAATTCTACATATTCATCCATAAATTGAGACAACTTATCATTTGAATTTGATGGTTCTAAAGTATAGGAATGAGTATCATCCTTTAAAAGTTCATCAGTTGAAACTTTTTTAACTTTACTTTTATAGTTTTTATCATTATATAATATACACCATCGTTTAACAATCGTACCGAAATAAGAATATGCTTTAGCACCCTTTTTAGGATCAAATAAATGTATTTTTGATAATAAAAATACTATTATTTCATGTTGTAAGTGTTCTAAATTATCTACCTCAGTATAATAAAATTTAAACGTATGTATTATGTTTTGAGTAAGTTTAAAGAAAGCATAGTGTATTTTTTCTTCATATATTTTACTTCTTAATTCAAAATCTAAAGTGTTGTTGTAAAGCACAATAGCATCTTCTGTTTCTTGAGTAAAATAATTTTTACTTACTTTCTTTTTAGGCATTCCTGTTGTACTTTCTAACATCAAATTCATTTAAGATTTCTTGGATTTTTAGTATTGATTGGAAAATTACTCCAACTTCATCATCTTTTTCAAAAACTCCTCCACGATCTAATTCTTTAAGTTTTTTATTTGATATTTCTATAGTACGAGATAATTTATCAAGATATTCTAAATAGCTAACTACTATATCTTCTGCCTTTTCATTCTTTTTAAGAAGATTAAAAGTTGTAAATCCTAGAATTACAGATAATGTTGTTAATATGCAAACTGAAATTGTTAATAGTATCATAATTGATCAAATATATTTTTTAAACCTTCACTTTTAAATGTACCTAACGCCTTTGTTTTGGTAGATGTCTTTTTAGACATGTTTGGCTTATTCCCCAATGTATAATTTCCTTTTCCGGCATCCACGGGCTTTTTACCTTCTTTTAATTTAGGCAACCATTCACGTTCAAACTCAATACGTGCTGCCATCAAATCCGCCTGATGTAAGATAAAAGGTAATGATGTTCTAGGTTTTTGTTCTGGCATATAAGCCATTAAATATTTTTTATTTGCTTCATCATATAAACCATCATGTGTTTGGATAGCAATCATTTCATTAAATGTATATTGAATACCATGTGATTGGAGTAAAAATAATCCTCTATCAGGAACCGAAGCAAATGCAACTTTAGTATTAAACATATAATCCTCTCCTAATTTTTCACGTCTCCAATTATCTGTCTGAGGTATATAAGAATCTTGTTCTTCATCCCCCATTTTACCTAAATCATGATTTAAAGCTGAGAATACTAATTCTTCAACTGTAAAAGTAGACATATCACATCCTTCATCATTCCATAATTCAGCTTGCTTAAGAGCACATCGAATAACGCGTAAAACATGTTCTACATATCCTCCGGGGAAAGCATTATGATATTCTTTTTTATGCGCAGCCGGCATTAACATTAAACGTTCGGCATACGTTAAATAAAATTCTAATAATTTCTCTTTACGAGGTTCGGAAATATATTCATTAATATACCCCATCAATTCATCCCAATTTTCTTGGATTTGTTCGGCTGTAAAATTCATAACTTTTATTTATTTTGGTTTATTTATTGTTCACGTTCAACTATTGCTTGAATATCATCTCTTAATTCTAAGACTTCTTGCAAAATTTCTCTTGAGGATTCAACATTTCTTTCATTTAAAGCGTGTCTCATACGTTTTAATTTACTCTCTAGAGACTCTATCCGTCTCAATAATAATTCTTTATTATGCATTTATGTTTATTTTATTTGATTACTTATTTACTTTTATATTCTAATAATTTTAAAATCAAAATATAATTAAAGGTAATAACTTTTTTTTACTTAACCAAGGATTTTTCAACAAAATCTTGTATTTTTTTTAAATGGGCACACTTTTCAAATTCTTCGGTACTTTCAAAATAATGTATAGACAATTTTACGGCACATAATAAATTTTCACTTGAAATATTTTGTAAGGCAATTTTCCATTCTTTACTTCTTACCTTACACTCTTGTATCCAAAAATAAGCCCTATTGTACATCATATACTCCCCAGCATCATCCATTCCTTTTATATCTAATTCAGGATCAGATTTTAAAAAAAAACCTACAACTTGCTTTTTAAAATTATTTCCATTCATAATCATTTTTACAAACATTCCAACCCTAAAATGTGGTGTTTCTTTATACACTTCCAAGTCACCCTTCATTTTCTTTAAATCTTTATTATCACCCTCAGAAAACCCGAATAATGCAAATATGCTATCTAATCCCATAAGTCTATATGTATATATTAAATTTTAATTAAATTCACGTGTTAAAACGCAGATTACATTGATAAATATTAATCGTTTTGACTCCCAATTAATTCTATAATTTTAATTGCATCCTCAACAGAAACAAAGAAAAATTCTCTCTTAGCACTTACACGATGTTTTCTAAAATGTTTATGTACTGCCTTTTCGATACGCTCCCCATTGAAACAATTATACGAATATACAACATTGAATGGAGTAGGAACACCGGTAGATTTAGATAATGTATTAGCTCTATCAATAGGATCACCCTTAGTGTAACCTATTTTTACCATTTCAGGCATAGATTCACTTTCTAAAATATAAACGGATTGATCTCCATTAGAACTATTAATACTTTGTCTAAAGCGTGGGGTAAAATATTTTATCAATTCCCATCCTTCATCATCTAAAAAAACAGAAAAATATGCAGGTGGTGGTGAGAGTGGATTTCTATCATACGGTACGTAATTTTTAGATTCCTCGTTGGTTATACGTTTCATATAATTAAATTTACGTACTAAAAACGAGCACCTGAACCTTTATACCAAGGAAGTCCTTCTTGGGTTTTAAGAGCTTCTTTCCATTGGGTTTCACTCATTTTAATTCCATTCAAATAATATTCACGTTTACGATTATTCCCTTGAGGGATTAAAGCGGGGCCATCCCAGTTATGAAGTTTTCCACCAAAGGTATACATAATAGTTCCGTCCACAGTGGTAATTTTCCTTGATTTTTCATTTTTTGGTTCCATGGGTACTTAGTCTTTAAATATTTTATCTCCAATCAATTCTCCTACGATAAGACCTGCAAAAAAAGCTAAACCATATAGCCCGGTCATGAAATAAGCTCCAATTAGGATTCCAATTGAACTAATTTTTACTGTTTTGATAATTTTTTCTCTACTTAACATAACCTTTATTTTAACAGATAAGCTAATTTACTTATCTTATACCAATAATATACGGATAAAAATCTGGGAAACCAAGTTTTCTTAAAAAGAAATTAGGTTTAAGGTGAAATTACTAGAGAATACATTCCTGTTCCTCTTAAATAGTAAGTAGTTCCTAATACTGGAGCATTTAAAGGGGTAAATTGAAAAGAGCTTACTCCTGGTTGTACAACAACACTGGATATATATGAAGATGTTACTAGCCCCATTGATTGGGAAACAACATATGTTCCTTCAAAATTTTTAGGGGAAGTAGATTCATAAAAGCCTGTTGAAGTTACTATAGTTTCCATAGTAAAATAAGAAGATCCACTTGGGTTTGTAAATGTAAATGTTTTTGCGCCAAAAAGAATTTCACCAATGGAACCACTTCCGTATAGCTGAGAATATGTGTAAGATGCCATTTATCGTTTATTAATAAATATATTAAACATGTTAAACATTTCGTATGTTCCACAAGTAAATATACTTAAACATCCAATCATTAAGTAAATTGGGAAAAGTAAAATTTTATATATCATATGTTTTTAATTTTTTCTTTAAGTCCTCTTAATATTCCTTTTTTGTATGCAATATAATCTTTTTCATATTTGTATGGCCAAGCGATTAAATAAGTATTTTTTTCACTTTTTGGATAGGAGAACAAATCATTTTTTAATTTCTTTTTAATCTTTCGTGGCAGTCTGAATTTCATTGTGATTTAAGTCTGTTTATATTCCGTAATATACATATATATCTTGTCGGTACCAAGTATTTTTTGTAAAAGAAGAGATTTGGATTTTGTGGGTTTTTATTCCTTTGGCCATTTTGGAACTTGTATTTCATTTATGGGGGATATATAAGGATATATTGGGTCGATGGTGTAAAGTTTTAAAAAAGAAGAGAGTTACTCTAAGTCACGTTCCTCGCCACCACGCGCCGTATTGACATCGGCGCGCGTGGGGCCGTATCACGGGTGTACGTACATATATATATGGCCATACGCCGTACCGCCAACCACCCTTATACCAAGGTCTCGGATCCCGGGTCTCCAAGGGTCACAGGGTCACAGGGTCACGGGTCACCAGAGCCACAGAGTCACAAAGCCACAGATCCACAGAGCCACGGAGACGCAAGGTCACAGGGTCACGGGGTTACATTATCACATGGTCACATGGTCACTGGGTCATTGGGTCACTGGGTTATCTATCACACGCGTTTATCTCCATGGCTCAGGTCTCCAGGGTCTCCATGGTCACAGGGTTATCCAGGTTCTCGGGTCACATGATCATTGGGTA